CGTTAACGAGCGTGTAAACCCATCTTGGCGGGTTTACTGTGATTGCGATAAAATAATAAAGCCGCTACGCGAGCAGTTCGGATTTACGCCACGCTCCCGGCAGGGCATTCAGGTAAAACCAAAGGAGACAAAAAAGGCCGACCCGCTCGCAGCCATCCTTGGCGGCGGCTCCCAAGCGAAACGCAAATCAGGTTAAATGCTAGAGGGTTATAATCGGTATATAAAATCAGTCACAAGCGGGGGTGTCTTGGTTTGCGACCTTGTACGGAAAGCCGTAGCCAGGCAGGTTTCAGACCTGAAAAAGCAGCGCGACAAAAGCTACCCATATTTTTTCGATGAAAACGAGGCTGCCAGGTGGATAGGGTTTATTTCTGCCTTGCGGCACACCTCCGGCGAATGGAAAGGCAAAAACTTTTTGGTTCAGGATTTCCAGGCGTTCAGGTGGGCTTGTTTGTTTGGGTGGCAAAGAAAGGACGGCAAAGGGCGGAGGTTTCGGCGGGCTTATATTGAGGTCGCTAGGAAACAGGGGAAAACAGAAGAAGCGGCGGCGGTAGCGCTTGGCGGGCTATTGATCGACGGCGAAGAAACAGCGCAAGTTTTCAGCGCGGCCACTACCAGGCAGCAAGCAAAAATAGTTTACGGCGCTGCAAAAATAATGTCCAGGGAGCTAAAGAAAGACAGCGAAGCAGCGGACGGGTCGATCAGGCTTTTAGCGCACCGCATACTCAACACAAGTACCGATTCATTCTTTGAGGCGTTGAGTTCTGACGCTTGGACGCTTGATGGCCTTTCCCCTCACTTTGCTATCATTGATGAATACCACGCCCACCCGACAAACGAGGTTTTAAAGGTAATCGAAACGGGCATGGGCGCACGGCGCAGGCCGCTCACCTACATAATAACTACTGCAGGTTTTGACATTGAAAGTCCTTGTTTCAATTTGCGGCGAAGCGCGATTGACATCCTGAACGGCTCAAAGCATGACGATACATTTTTTACTGCGATTTACACGCTAGATGAGGGCGACGATTGGAACGACGAAAGCGTATGGGTAAAGGCAAACCCGCAAATTGGCGTTACCCCGACCTGGGAGTTTATGCGCTCTGAGTACACAAAAGCCGTGAACGAGGGCGGGCAGAGCGAGGTTGAGTTCAAGACCAAAAACCTGAATATCTGGACGTCATCTTCAAAGACATGGATTCCAGACGAAATCTGGCAGGCATGCCCTAGCAGGATAGATGAAGAAAGCCTGATAGGTAGGCCGTGTTATGTAGGGTTGGACTTTGCATCTGTGGCGGACTTTACGGCGGCTTGTTTGCTGTTCCCGCCCGATACAGACAGCGAGGATGGCGAGTACATTTTAAAGTGGTTTTTCTGGATTCCTGAAGACGTTTTGAAAATTCGGAGCAGGGATTTTCCAGATATAGCAAAATGGGTAGTGCCTAAAAGGAAAAATGTTGATGGCGATCTTGTGCCGCCAACCATGGACGATGCCACCGCCGATAGGTGCATTTTTGTCACGCCTGGAAATGTGACCGATTACGACTACTTGATCGAAGAAATGAGCCGGATTGCGGACAGGTACGAGGTTCTTTCGGTAGGATATGACCCCCACAACGCATGGCAGACAATGGCCAAGCTGGGGGAGATGGGGTTTGAAATGGAGGTGTTCCGCCAGGGCATCGTGAGCATGTCGGCTCCCTCAAAGGAATTTGAGCGGCTTGTAAAGAAGGGCGCTATAAACCACGGGGGCAATGGGCTGATGCGCTGGATGATGGCAAATGTTTTACCGTCAATTGAGTTAAACGACAATTTGAGGCTCAAAAAAATGAGCAAGCACCAAAAAATAGACGGCGTGGTAGCTGCTGTGGTTGCGCTTGGCGTGTACCACAGCAAGCCGCAGCCTGAATCTTATTCAAAGTCTGACGCTTTTATGATTTAAACCAATGGATGAACTAAAAGAGTATTACGAATCTGAAATTTACGAGCAAGGAATGCCGAAGTTTGAAGACACGGAACCTTGGCAACGTTCACAAATGGAAAATAGCCTAGCGTTTAACCGCTGGAGGTTGAGAAAAGCTATTGAAAAATTGGTGAATACGCTTTCAGTTTGCCTTAAACCATCTAACCAATGAAAATAAACGATAAATACAAATTACTTGTCCGTGACGGCTTGCACATGGCTTGCCTTGAAAATGGCGAGATTATTTGCCGCCAAATCAAAACTACCGTAACGCAAGGTTATGGCGAAGAACGGACTGCTGTGACTACTGTTGAGGCATACATAAACTTTGGGGGATATGGACTTCAATTTGATGGGAAAAAGATATGGCAGGGGGATTTTGAGCTGAAAGGCTTTAAGTCTTTTATTATTCGCCCTCTTGAAGATCCTCAAAAAGTTGATTTTATTGTTGAGGTTGAGATATGCGCTACAGAAGAAAAGCCCACATACCAGGCCGGTTATATGTGATCTATTCGCTTCAAATTAAACATAGAAAATGATCGACACAGAATTTGAGCGCCTTTCAGAGCGCGCCCGCCTGCTCACAAACGAGGGCTATTTTTCCAGGTTCAGGGAGTTAGCGCCCACGATTGGGGTAATGGAAGCCTGGCGGCAAGTTGAAAGCGAGATGCCTTTTGGGCTGCGCAGGTACAGCGACTTTGCGGCTTTCGAGCGGGCGAAGAAAAAGGAAAGCGACGGGAGTTTATCTGAAACGGTTTACCTTCGTAGATAAAAACATCTATTTTTATAAAATTTTAATTATCAATATGGCAGAATTTACATTTTCAAAAATTGTACTTACCCAGGGATACGCGGACACTATCAGGAGGGTCGTTGAATTTATGGTTGATGAAAACGGCGACGATTCAGGTAGTTTACTGTTGACATTAGAAGCGACAGAAGAAAGAGAGTCTGAGAAAAATAGCAAAAGAATTTGCGTTGAATATTTTTCAGAAACCCAGATTTTAGAGTTATACTTTTTTTTGAAGGCAAATTTGGCGGCAAAGCATCATTCTATATTGTGATTTTTTTATTTGCTTTTAATTTGGGTTAGCCGCATAGCGCCGAACATTGCCGCTAGTCATATGGTTTGGCGCGGTATTCCTTGAAATTTGTGCTGAATAGGCACAATGTCACTAACCGCGAAAATAAAAAGGCTGTTCTTTGTCGAAGAAAGAAACAGGAACACTACAAAACCCTCCCGAGTGGCTTTATTCGCTGCTAGGAGGCTCAAAGACGGCTGCGGGCGTTAGCATCAATTCAGAAACAGCCCTGGCGCATGCCGCTGTTTTTGCTTGCTCCAAAGTACTTTCCGAATCCGTGGCCTCTTTGCCACTTGAGCTTTTCCTGTCCACCGGGCAAGAAACAAAGGCGCTCACAACCGATGCGCGTTACACGCTGGTCAATTCAGAACCTTCCACCCTTTACACTTCTTTTGATTTCCGGGCAGTTGCAATGATGCACCTGTGCTTATACGGCAATTTCTACGCTGACATCTTGCGCGACGGCAACCGCAAGCCTGTTGAACTACGCGTGATCGACCCGCGCAACGTACTGCCAGAGCTAGACCCAAATATGGAGCTTTGGTACAAGATCAATGGCCGGCGCATGCCTGTAAGGCCGCGCGACATCCTGCATATCAAGGGGCTTTCTACCGACGGCATTATTGGCCGATCTCCCATACAGTTCTTCAAAGAAACTATTGGCCTTGGCATTGCCACGACCGAAACGCAGGGCAGCCTTTGGAAAAACGGCATGCTCACGATGGGGTATTTGAAGCACCCAAACAAAATGTCTAGCGAGCAGGTTGTTGATATTAAACAAAATTTCAATATCAACCACGCAGGGCGGTCGAACGCTGGTAAAATTCCTGTTTTGCAGGGCGGCATGGAATACATTCCGCTGACGCTAAAGCCGTCTGACGCGATGTTTATTGAGACTGCAAAATTGAGCCGTCAGGACATTTGCAGCATTTACCGCGTACCGCCGCACATGATCGGCGACTTGGAGCGCTCCACAAACAACAACATAGAACACCAGTCCCTTGAGTTTGTCCGGGACACGCTTCGCCCTATCCTAAAAAATTGGGAGCAGGAACTAAACCGCAAGCTGCTTTTTGACAACGAAAAAGCCACTAAGTTTTTCCGCTTCAATGTAGATGCCCTTTTGCGTGGCGACACCAAAAGCAGGGGAGAATATTTCACCCGTGCCCTTGGCAGCGTGTCAAGCCCGGCATGGATGACCCCGAACGAAGTCCGCCTGATGGAAAACATGAACCCGTTTGACGGAGGCGACACCCTTTACAGCCCAACTATGAACAATTCAGCAGACGCGGCACCAAATGCCGACGATGCGCAAAATATGCAAGACGATGGAACACCAGCAGCTTCCAAATAACGGAATAGAACACCGCTTTGCCGCCGCAGACTTTGAGGTGCGGCAGGAAGGCGAACAAACCAGGTTCAGGGGCTATGCCCTGCGCTTTGGCGTGACATACGACATGGGCTGGTTTACGGAAGAAGTTGACAAAAACGCGCTGTCAAATTCAGATTTGGCCGATGTGCGCATTTTGTTGAACCACGACCCAAACCAGATCCTTGGCCGGACAACGGCAAAAACCGCTATTGTCGGAGTTGATGACATTGGGCTGTGGTACGATTTTACGCCACCTGAAAGCCCGAACGGCGAAAATGCCAGAGTGGCGATCAGCCGTGGGGACATCACCCAAAGCTCCTGGGGCTTCCGCCTTCGCCAAGATGCCACAGGGCGCCGCACGGGCGACAGGTGGGAAATGCGCAACGGCAAAGAACACAGGATTTTGACCGACGTGTCCGAAGTGCTGGACGCTTCACCTGTCACGTTCCCGGCAAACCCTGATACTTCGATAGCAAAAAGATGCCGCGATGCCGCTTTGGACGTTGCACCGCCAGATCAAGCACCCCCACCACAACCAGACCCAGGCATAACAGAAACACTTAACAGGCTGACCCGCGCGCTAGACCGGAAGTTGGCAATTCAAACTAAACACAAATAAAATGGTAACTGGAATCCAGCAAACGTATGACGAGCGCGCAAAGCTTGTTACACAAATGCAAGAAATCACCACCACGGCTGCAAAAGAAGGCCGGGCAATGACCACCGATGAAGTGGCAAAGTGGGAAAAAATCGAAGCCGATGAAGCATTGCTTTCTCGCACCATTGACGCGCACGAAAAAACCGAAAAGCTGGTAGCCGAACGCGCCGCCGTAAAATTCGAGAATGGCGGGAACCGCGACGCTGCGGGGCGCGAATGGGTAAGCAGCTCAACGGAAGACCGTGGCAAAACAAAGGCCTACCAGGAAACATACAGCCAGTATATCCGGTATGGTATGGGCAGCCTGACGTCCGAGCAGCGCTCTTTGCTCCAAACCCGTGGCACAAACACACAGGTTGTTGGCACGGATTCGCTTGGTGGCTACCTTGTACCTGACACCTGGCAGCCAGAGATCGAAAAGGCGATGTTGTCTTACTCTGGCATCATGCAGGCGGCGCGTCTCCTTCGCACAAGCGGGGGCAACACCCTCTACTGGCCGACCGAAGATGACACCTCAACTTCTGCTGTGAAAACCGCTGAGGCCGCCGCTGTCACCGTCGCCGATTTGACTTTTGCCCAAAAGCAGCTCGACGCTTACAAATACACCTCAATGATAAAGGTCTCTGAGGAGCTTTTGCAAGATTCCGCGTATGACATCCTGGCGGAAGTTACGGGCGCATTTGCGCCGCGCTTTGGCCGTGTGATGAACACAGAATGCACTACAGGCGACGGCTCCGGCGACCCCAATGGCGTTGTGACCGCAACATCTGCGGGCAAAACAGCAGCATCTGCTACCGCCATCACGTTCGCCGAGGTCATCGACCTGAAGCACTCCATTGATCCTGCCTACCGCAACGCGCCGAATTTTGGCTTCATGTTCCACGACACGGTTTTGGCGTACCTGAAAAAGCTTTCTCTCGGTTCAGGCGATGCCCGCCCATTGTGGCAGCCATCCTACCGTGAAGGGCAGCCAGACACAATCGACGGCACCAAATACTGGATCAACCAGGCTATGGACAACTCTATCAACGCAAGCTCCAAATTGATGCTTTGCGGCGATTTCAGCAAGTACATCATCCGTATCTCCCAAGATATGACGGTGACGCGCCTGAACGAGCTGTACGCTGAAAACGGCCTTGTTGGCTTCCGTGGCGTTATGCGCTTTGACGGTGAGCTTATCAACACCGGGGCAATCAAGCACTTAATCACCGCCGCATCGTAATGGCCGACACAATAGAGATACAAGTCCTTGATTCTTGCGTAGGAACCGATTTTGTGTATGCAAAAGGCGGGATATACCATGCGCCAGCAGAAAGGGCAAAAGACTTGATCCGGGGCGGTTTGGCCGTCCCGGTCAAAATCGAGGCAGAACGCCGTGAACAGACAGTAAACGAACAGCGGGAAATACGCGCAAAAGGCAAAAAATGATCGCACCTACTTTCACAAGCACTGATATATCAAAAGCTACCACGATGCCCGTCACATTGACCGAGGCAAAGCGGCAGCTACGGCTTGATGAAATTACAGAGGATGACGATCATGTAAGGACGCTTATTTATGCTGTTTCAGACCATATTGAAAGGCAGTACAACGTGGCACTTATAACAAAAACGGTTACTGAGTACCACAGTGCATTTCCTTCTTTGGCTAACGACCCGTTACGGCTGCATATCGCCCCGGGCATTGCTGTTACATCGGTTCACTACACAAACGAGGACGGCACATTAACGGAGTTTGACAGTTCAAAATACACGACAGGGAAAGGCACCAGGGACATGTTCCTGGTGCCGAAACCTGACTACGAATGGCCAACCGACGCGATACAAAAGCCCGACGCGGTTAGAGTTATTTATACCGCAGGGTATGGCGTAGACCCGCAAAGCGTGCCGCCAGCCGTCAGGCTTGCAATCCTTAACCTGGTAGGGAAGTTTGACGCGAACCGCGAAGATAGTGTCAGCGAAAAAACGACGGCATCTGACAGGCTCCTGGCTTCTTTCTTCCATTTCAATTCTTGACAATGGCAAAAAAAGCGGGTATAGGAGAGCTGAACAGGCGCATTGTTATTCAGGAAGAAACGGCGACACGCGGAACGTCAGGGCAGGAAATACTATCCTGGGCAACGCTTTACACATGCTGGGCTAAAATAGACTTTCCCGGCATTGGCAGCGGCGAACAGGTAGACAACGACCAGGTGATCGTCACGACAAGGCTTGACTTTACGATCAGGAAGCGCGACGGCATAGACGAAAAAATGAGGGTTGTCTACGGCGGGTCAAACTACAGCATCATCAACATAAACGAACACGGTGGCAGGAACGAATTCCTGTTGTTGCAAGCGCAAAAGGTAGAATGAAGGTAGGAAAGTACATATACAGCGTATTAACTGCAAACGCGGGGGTTTCAGCGCTTGTGGGGACTAGGGTTTATCCGGTAATCATTGCCGAAAAAGCCGCTTTCCCTTCAATCGTTTACACCGTTTCTACCACGCCAAAGGACAAGCAAAAGACCGCTGTTTCAGACCATGATACTGAGGTAGTGACCTTTCACTTTTGGGCAGACTTGCAACAGGGCGCAGACGCGTACACAAAGACTAACGCTATTGACGCTGCTGTAAGGTCGGCACTTGATTTTGTGAGCGGCACAGCAGCCAGCGTCATTGTAGAGCATTGCCACTTTGATGGTTCGCGGGACATTATATCTGAAGACAGGATGCTGATAGGCAAAGAAGCGACTTACACATTTATAACCAAGAATTAATGGACGCGCAACTACAAACAGAGCTAAATATAGCTATTTCAAGGCTTAACAGGCTTGGCGACGATGTGAGGCGCAACGTAAAAAGCGACCTGAAAGAAGCGGCTGGCGTGATCGTTTCCGCTTCAAAAGGTGCCGCTCCCATGTCAACAAAAGCGCACTCAAGGTACAGCGCTGGAAAGGTCGTGGCAGTTTACCGCCCCGGCAACTTGCGCAGGTCAATAAGGATTTTGCCGCTACGGCGGGCAAAGCAATCAGTAACAGTTGGCCCCTTAGCCAGGGGCGGATCTCCGGACGGTTTCTATGGCCGCTTTTTGGAATTTGGAACAAAGTATTTATCCCCAAAGGGCTTCATGGCTCGCGCACAGGCAGCATCCGGCGCACTAGCGCAAAGGATTGCAGTAGAGCTGATAAAGCGCCGAATTTTTGAACACGCAAACAGGTATTAAAATGAAGGTTCAATACACACAAAAATACACGGACGCTGACGGCTTCACCTTTGAATCTGGCTGGACTGCGGAACACACAGACGCGGAGGCAGAACGCCGCATTGCTGACGGTGTTTGCCAGCGTGTTTCAGACGGCGCATACCCGCGCAGGCAGGATGTAGTTGTGATGGAGTGCGCTGTGCCTGACAATGGGCTAAAAAACACCTTCTCATCAATTGCAGTAGATATGGCTCTAAACGAGCCATCTGAATCACCTACGACATTTAAAAACAAAAAATAACACACAATGGCTACTACAGGCACAGTTCTCGCCAAAAATATGAAGCTTTTCATTGGCTCTACGGCAATCACTTGCCAGGTAGATGCCTCTTTGAGCATGTCTACCAACATGTTTGAAACAACCTGCAAGGACAGCGCGGCAAACTCCGCCTTTCTGCCAGGCACCAAGTCCTGGACGGTTTCCGGGTCTGGAAATTTCGCATTTGACGCTACGCTTGGCTTTGCCAGTACGGGCGGCCTTTTCGAGTATTGGGATGACCAAACATCTGCCAGCCTTGTATTTCAGACCGCCGTTTCAGGCGACAAAAAATACAGCGGCACAGCCTACATTTCAAGCCTGACGCTCAACAGCTCCGGCAATGACGAGGCTGTGACGTTTGACTTTGAGTTCCAGGGCACAGGCGCACTTGTTGAGGCCACAGTTTCTTAATTAATCAGTAACCAAACATCATGAATTACACAACCATTGAATTAGGCGGAAAGGCGCGCCCGGTCAGGTTTTCGTTTGCGGCATTGTACGAATACGAGAAAATGACCGGGCGCAACGCCATTGCTGATTTTTCTCAAATATCCGGCTCTGGTAGCACAAGCGTGTCAGTAGCGGCGGACTTGATTTTTGCCGGGCTAGTGATCGGGCACAAAAGCGCAGGCGCACAGGTGGATTTTAGCGTCCACGATGTAGCCGACTGGGCTTTTGGGTCGCCAAAGGTCATGGAGGATTTCACGGCGATCTTTTTGGCCTCTTTCCCTGAACAAAAAAGCGGAGGCGAGGGCAAAAAAAAAGCAGCCAGCCCACCTGGGACGAATTAATGGAAACCGCCGCGTTTTGCGGCGTTAACGAGCGCGATTTTTGGGACATGACACCCCGGTACTTTTCAGCATGCGTAAACGCATTTGAAAAAAGGGAGCAGGACGAATGGGAGCGGGCGCGCTACATTTCAATGCATGCCATCAAAAGCGCAGACGCGAAAAACAAGATAAAGAAGCCTTCGGACTTAGGGCTTTTCCCGTGGGAGAAACCCGTAAAAAAGCCAAAGGTTGTTGTTGACAAGGCGGAAGTTGATGCATTCGACAAGGATGCAGACGAAATACTAAAGAAGACAAACCCGGCAGCATACGAAGCCTATATAAAAGGCAAAAAAAATGGCTAATTCGCTCGCAGATTTAAATATAAGGCTTGGCTTCTTGTTTGACCAACGGTCACTAGCAAGGGTCGAGCGCGATTTGCAGCGGACAGCCGCCAAACTGTCCAGGGTTGGCAGCGATATGTCGCTTGCCATATCCGCCCCGCTTGGCCTTATCGGCGTTTCAGCGATCAAAGCAGCGGGCGACATCGAAAGTTTTGAAAATGCGCTAAAAAGCCAGCTTGGAAGCGCAGCAGCCGCAAAAACAGAACTTGAAGCGCTCCGAAAAGAGGCGTTAAAGCCTGGCCTTGGGTTTGAACAAGCCGTAAAAGGATCTGTGAGCCTCCAAGCGGTCGGGCTTAGTGCCGATCAGGCAAGGAAAACGCTTTCTGAATTTGGAAACGCCCTGGCATTCGCAGGAAAAGGAAAGGCAGAGCTTGACGGCGTAGCGCTTGCCATCACGCAGATCAGCGCAAAGGGCAAGGTTTCAGCGGAGGAAATAAACCAGATAGCGGAACGGCTCCCGCAGATACGCACTTTGATGAAGCAGGCTTTTGGCACCGCCGACACAGAGGCGCTGCAAAAGCTTGGCATCACATCTGAGCAGTTTATTTCGGGCATCGTAAAGCAAATGGAGGGCTTGCCCCGTGCAACGGGCGGCATAAAAAACAGCATCGAAAACGCTGGAGACGCGGTTTCGCAGTTCCTTGGCTCAATCGGGAACGAGATAAACAAAGCGTTCAACATCACTTCTTTGTCTGAGGAACTTTCAGACACGCTCAAAAGCGTGTCCAATTCTTTTGCGGCACTTGATGACAGCACTAAGCGCATGGCCGTGCAGTTTGGTTTGGCTGTTGTGGCGGCTGGGCCATTACTAAAGGTATTTGGCGCTTTTTATGGCGCTGCGGGGCAGTTGGTTGGCATTTGGTCAAAAATAGCAGGTGTTATCTCTACCGCATGGAGCGGCCTATCTACCGCCGTAATTTCCAGCTTTGGCATTGTTGACAACTCAATAAAAGGCTTTGAAGCGGCTTTTGGCCGTTTAAAGGTAGCATTAGGCGTTGTTGGCCTTGTTGCCGGGCTTGCTACGGCATTTTATACGCTTGCAGACAACTTTGATGCAGCCAAGTTCGGCGCTGACAAGTTCGCAGAATCGCAAAAGGCCATCATTTCGCAGACGGCATCGGAAATAGGTCTTTTGAACCAAAGTTTTGATGTTTTAAAAGACGAAACAAAAGGCCGGTTTGAGAAAGGCAAGGTTATTGACCAACTGTTAAAGCAGTACCCGGAATACCTAAAAGGGATTGACCTTGAAAAAGCCTCAATAACTGAGCTAAACACAATACAAAGGAGCCTGAACGATTCAATACTGAGGGGCGTTGCTGAACGGCAAAAAGCCGCTGCGATAACCTCAATATATGAAAAACAGGCCGAAACGCTTTTGCGCATACAGCAGCTTAAAGACGGCGCAAGTATAACAGCATCGGAGGCAACGCTCATTGACACAGGCGACATGATAGCGGCAGGCGGCAGGGCGGAAGCCGTCATGATAAAGCTGAAACAGCGGGCAGAAGCCCTTGGCTCGCAGGTTGGTGTTGTGGCTTCACAGTTTGACAGCGCATTTGGTACGATTAACAGGGCAATAGACCCCACAATTGAGGCAGAATATAAGCTGCGGGACGCTTACTATGCAGAAAAAGAATCTGTAGGAGAAAACACCGCAGCAACAAACACGGCCACCGTATCGGCCAAAGCCCTGGCAGCGGCGAAGCGAGAAAAGAAAGACGCTACAGCAGCCGCAAAAGCCGCCGATGATGAGGAAACGGCATCAATGGAGCGCTACGCCAAAATGGTGCGCGAAATAGAGCAGGCATGGCTTGATGAGGCAAACGCAGAAGCGGCAGCCAGAGCCTTGAGCGTCGGAGCTGTTGACACATCGACTGGCGCACCAGGCGGAGAATTGCAGTTAAAAGACCCCGGGCAAGCAATAACAGACCTGCCAACAAAAATAACGCCCGCTGTAGAGGCTATGAACGCCTTAAACAGTTCCTTTTTTAGTTTTAATGAGGTTTTTGCTTCTGTTGCGGAGAATATTGGCACTAACGGTTCTATACTGGCAAATATAGCCCTTGCGATGGGCAGCTCCATGCAAGAGGCTGCATCGAAAGGGGTTAACTCGTTCGCAGAATTAGGCAACGCAGCGAAAGAGGCGGCATCTAAAATAATAAGGGCTTACATTCAGGAAGGAGTAGCAGCAGCGGTAGCAAAAGCGCTTGGCGGTGTGCCGTTCCCATTTAACATTGCCGCTGGCGCTGCCGCTGGCGCGCTTGCCCCGGCTCTTTTTTCAAAGGCGCTTGGCGCTATTGGTATTCAAGGCTTTGCCAAAGGCACTAGCAGCGCACCGGGCGGGCTTTCGCTTGTTGGCGAGAAAGGCCCCGAGCTTCTCAATATCCCAAAGTATTCACAAGTGTACACAGCAAACCAAACCTCCAAAATGCTTTCGGGCATGGATGGCGGGGGCGGTGTAACGCTTGACGGCGAGTTCACCGTGCGCGGCACAGACTTGGTATTGGTGTTTGAAAGGGCACAGCAAAAAAATGCGCGGTTCAGGTAATGGCAATCAGGCTTACATCGACTTTTTACGACATACACGGCACCCAACACCGTGTAGACATCTATGATGCCGATTTTTCGGGGTCTAGCACGTCGTTCAATACGAAGTACTGCCGCATAAATTACGACAGCGAAAATAATTCAGACATATATAGCCCCATTGTGGGCAGCCGGGCAGAAATAGGCATAGCGGTAGATTTTGAAGATACCACGCTCTCTACATTTATCGAAGATTTTGCCGGGGGCGCTGAAGACCGCTTTTTTGTCGAAATAATCAAGCCAATTGGGTCTGTGATCGTTTGGCGCGGCATAATGACCCCGGACTTTACGGGCGAAGAAGATACTTCCCCTGTTTTCACGTTCAAAGTGTCTGCTGTTTGCGGCCTGGCTATCCTGAAAAAGACACCGTACCACGACGGCGCTGCTATCTATTCGGGCGTTGAAACGCTGATAGATCACCTTGTTATAGCGCTCACAAAGTGCGCACATACCAATGTGCTTTGGAACGGCACAGAGGCTTTCATAAAAACGGCAATAGACTGGTGGGCGGTAGGTATGGATTCTGGCGCTGACGATGACGCGTTTTTTCAGGCAGCCCTTGACCATGCTACTTTTTATGACTACAAAACGAGCGGAGGGGTTGACAAGGACGTTTTAAGCTGTGGCGATGTCATATATAGTATTTTGCGTGCTTTCGGCTCAAGGATAATGCAGTCTGACGGCACCTGGTGGATAGAGCAAATCCCCTACAGGAGCGCCGACCCATTCACAGCAAGGCACTACACAAAGGCTGGGGCTTTTATTGTCAGTTCGACAAACACGGGCGATAATGACATCGACCAGACTGACACGGGCGCAAAACTTGCCACCGTGCAATACGATTTCCTGCCTTCGATCAAAAAGGCGGAAGTGACGTATGACGTAAAAATGCGCCGAAACTTCCTTGCAGGCACCGTCATACAGCCAACGGGAACGATAGAAGATTTCAACACCCTGATTGACAGTAACGACGGTGAAGCCGTCATGCGCCTAAAATGTACCATAAATTGGTCTGTAAGGAACATTGATTCTACGGTGCCATCAAACCACGGCTTTTTCATTGCGCCCCGCGTAAAGCTGAAGATTGGCAGTTACTACCTAAAAAGGGATTATTACATATCCAACTTTTCGGCGCATGTAGGGAACCTATCCTGGACTACCGTGGCAGATTCAGGCGTCTATGTCCCGATCAACATTGGGACTGTGCCGCCTATTGCTGTCAACTACGGCAAAATAGGCTCTTTCCCAGTTGATTTGATGATACCGCCGCTCCCTGAAAACGGATCATCAAACTCGTTTGGGGTGAATTTGACCGATGCTGAAATGACAGAGTGGGACGGCACTTTTGTGTTTTCGTCAGACTTTGACATTGACATAAGCATTACGAACCAGTACCTTGAGATAATAGACCAAGGCACCCCGGTAATCAATGAAGACAAGATAATCTACACGGCGGACAACGCCGAATCAGCAACAGAGGTTTACGAAACAACCGTCAGGATAGGCACAGCCAACCTACCAAACTCTGCTGGGCGGCTGTTGACATATAACGACGCGCTGACGCGATGGGAATCATCCGGGCTTTGGGGCGCAGGGGCAGCGACAAGAAATAAGGAAATAGGCGACCTTTTGGCGCTCAATATTTTGAACTCACGCGACACGCCGCGCCGTAGGCTCAACGGCTCTTTATACGGGGTTTTTGGTATTCGGCGCTTGATAGCGACTACAGACGGCAAACGCTGGATAATGTCAAATGCAGAATGGGACATTGGCAGCAACACGCTAAACGGTTCTTGGACAGAGCTTGATTATGGGGCGGACGGTGTGAACGCTACGCCGATCAAGATAAAAGTTCTGCTGCCTACTACCACGCCGTCCACGCCAGACCCGCTCTCTCCTGGGCAAGGTATTTCAAGCTCTAATCAGGGTTTTTACGCGAACACGCCGCCCACGGTACTTGCTCCTGTTGCCTATAATTCTACCGCTGACGCGATAGAAGAAGGCGACACGATCACGAGCATCAACATAACGACGGCAAGCGAAGGTAACGAGTTTTTGGCGGGCGACATTGTGACGCTTGTAAACCCTATTACTGGGCGTTATCAAGATTTTGAAATATCAACGCCGCCGACGCTTGGGGCTACCTCATTGTCTGTTGTGAGCGACACGGCTGATTTTGACAGCCCGGAGCTTTCTTATCTTGTTGTCAAGCAAAAAGCGTTTGCTTTTTCGCTCCCTAGCGCTGTGCAAGGGCAAATACTTAGGTATAACGACACTACCGACGCATGGGAGCCATACAGCGGCACCACAGACGGGCATGTATTGACCTGGGACACGACAAACGGCTGGCAGTCGGAAGCATCGGCCACAGGCGGCACAAATTACCAAACATTAAGGGACGGCGGCACGGGCATGACCCAAAGGGCAGCGGCCAATTTTGTTGATAGCTTACGCATAGCGTTCACGCTGACAGACGATGCCGGAAATAACGAAACGGAGGTTTCGTCTGATATTGTTGCCAACAGCATAGGCAACACACACATAAGGCAAGGCGTAGCGCGGTCTGTCATTGGTGTAACTGGAAACGCCACAGCTAACGTGGCCGACATTCAAGGCACAGCCGATCAGGTGCTAAGGGTTAACACGCTTGGGAACGACCTGAGTTTTGGCACAATCGCCACGGGCGGCATAGCGAACAGCGCGGTAACAAACGCGAAGCTGGCTAACATGCCAGCCTCAACAATCAAGGGCAACAACACGGGCGGCGCAGCAGCCCCCGTAGACCTTACTACCGCTCAAATGCAAACGCTTTTGGGCTATGTTACAGGCACGGGCACAGCAAACCAGGTGGCATACTTTACGGCGGCGGGCGTGATCGCTAGCGATGCAGTATTAACATTGAGCGCTGCAAATGACCGTGTGACAATTACTGGCACGATTGCCGGGACAGGCGCAAATAACGGTTGGTTAAACGTGAACGCGGGCGCGTTGACGGGCAACGCTGAGGCTATACGCGCAAGCAGCAACCTCAACGGCGACCTGAAAGTTATCATTGATAACGCGAACAACGCAAGCACAAGCGCAAATTCAACTTTTTCGGCGACCGTTGGCGGTGTGAGCGCAGGTGACCCGCGTATACAGTTCACTATCACAAGCACATTGACCACTTCAATGGGGCTTGATAATAGCGACGGCGATAAATTCAAGATCACCCCGGGCGCAAACACGCCTGGCGGCACGGCGAACAAGGGATTAA